AAGAAGGAAACGCGGCATGATCACTATTACCAAAGAGCGACTACTGACAATCAAGCAGTGGCGCGAAACATACGGACCTGGTAGCAACGTTGTACTGCCAGCAGAAGAGGCGGAAGAACTGGCACGAATTGCGCTGGCATCGCTGGAAGCAGATCCAGTTGCTTATATTTTCAAACATCCGGCCGGGAAATTATTCTGGTCTTTAACGGATGAAAGCAATAAAGAGCAAGCGGACGTTATTCCTGTTTATGCTGCCGCGCCTGCGTCGGTTGTGCCGGATAATGCATCAGAGCCTCTTGCTTATGCTTACAAAGAGCTTACGCCTGAGATTATGCGCAACCATTTAGCTGTATTCGAGCGATATGGAATAGCCCCAAACGATAGCTCTACCACAATTCAGGCACTGCGAATCGCGCTGGATGGCATAGAGCGGAGCGACGCCATGCTTCATGGTGCCGAACCTGTAAGCCAAACTTACAAGTTGAACCAGCTATCGGGCAACTCTCCGGCAACTCCGGATGGTTGGATAAGCTGTAGTGAGCGAATGCCGAATACCAAAACAGCCGTTCTTGTTGCCGTGGAGTTTGACAGGAAAGGTGACTGGCGAATGAAATGGGCTACTTACATCCCCGGGCATCCTGACGCTAATGATGGGTGGATAATTCCTGGTGCGTCGTGGAAACCGTCACACTGGATGCCGCTACCAGAACCGCCGCAGGAGGTGAAGTGATGAACAAGTGCAACGCTCTGCTTTATGCCATGGTGATTGGTTTCGGCCTGGCTGCTGGTATCCGGGTTTATATTGCCTGGGAGTCATTAATCAATCTGGCGTGGAGTGCGATTCGTGGCTAAATCCCCCGCAGAACGCAAAGCCGCTCAGAGAGCCAGACAAGCTGAATCCGGTGTACGTAAGCTGGAGATTGTGCTTGATGCTCAGGAAATTGAAATGCTGGAGCGTAACTGTGCCACACGTCGCCCCGGGCGTGCGCCTTACGAATTTGGTGAGTATATAGCGTTACTGATCCGCCAGGATGATGCACGCGTGCGCGGGCGTATAAAATCGATCAGCAGAAAACGTTGCGGTAAGTGCGGCGAGAGAGTTCCTGTGAATTCATGCCCGTGTAATGGTGACTCGCAATGCTGGGTGACTAAAGGCTGGCATGAAACGAAATTAATAGTGTGACATGTCACGAGTAGATTATGCATGATGAATTTGATGGGTTTTGAATACTGCCGCCAACTATGGCGGCTTTATTTTGCATGGTACTATTACCACAACGGTAACTATTACCACGGTGGTTATGATGCCTGCTGAACCTAAAACCTATAAACGCAAATCAACGCAATTTAAGCCACTAACAGCAATGCAGGAGGCTTATTGCCAGTCATACATCAAAACGCCTGAAAACCAGACTCAGGCAGCGATTAACGCAGGATTCTCCCCAAATACAGCGGCAGTTAAAGCCAGTGTCATGATGCGTGATGAACGCATTCAAAAACGGATTGCCGAGTTGATGGAGGAGCGCAACAAACGAATGCGCGTCAGTGCTGATTACGTTCTCATGCGCCTGGTGGAGATCGACCAGATGGACGTGATTGATATCCTCAACGACGATGGGAGTCTTAAGCCAATCCGCGAGTGGCCGAAAATCTGGCGCACTACGCTTAGTGGCTTTGATCTGTCATCGACCATCATGAACATGAACGAGGATTCGATAGAGACAATCCTCAAAAAAATTAAATGGCCTGACAAGGTGAAGAACCTCGAACTGATTGGTAAGCACGTCGACGTCAACGCATTCAAAGAACGCCTGGATGTTAATGTGAATGTGACAATTGCTGATCGCATAGCGGCAGCCAGGAAGAGACTGAAAGAACGTCAGGATGGCAATCAGTGACAGATACAGCGTTATCTCCTGAAGAGCAGTTAATCGAGGATATTGCAGGGTTCACTCACGATCCGCTTGGCTATGCCCTCTATGCGTTCCCGTGGGGGGAAGAGGGTACTGAACTGGCACATGCCACCGGTCCACGTCAGTGGCAGGCCGATGCGTTCCGAGAGATACGTGATCACCTGCAGAATCCAGAGACGCGATATCAGCCGCTTATGCTGGCACGTGCTTCTGGTCACGGTATTGGTAAATCCGCATTCATCTCAATGCTGATCAACTGGGGCATGTCCACTTGCGAGGATTGTAAGGTCGTGGTGACCGCCAACACCGACAACCAGCTACGAACGAAGACCTGGCCGGAAATTATCAAGTGGTCGAACCTTGCTATCACGAAAGACTGGTTTACCTGTACCGCTACCGCGATGTACAGCAATGATCCTGGGCACGACAAGCGGTGGCGAGCTGACGCAATCCCCTGGTCTGAGCACAACACTGAGGCATTCGCCGGACTACACAACGAGCGCAAACGCATCATCGTGGTATTCGATGAAGCGTCGAACATTGCGGATCTGGTGTGGGAAGTTGCCGAAGGTGCGCTAACGGACGAAGACACTGAGATTATCTGGGTGGCGTTCGGAAACCCGACGCGTAATACCGGGCGATTCCGTGAATGTTTCCGCAAATATAAACACCGCTGGAAAACTGCGCAGATTGACAGCCGAACGGTGGAAGGCACTAACAAACAGCAGTTGCAGAAATGGGTTGATGACTACGGGGAAGACAGCGACTTCGTTAAAATCCGTGTGCGCGGCATATTCCCTGATGCATCTGAATTGCAGTTTATCCCTACCGGTCTTACTGATGAGGCAATGAAACGGGTGGTAACCGCTGCGCAGGTGGCGCATGCTCCGGTGATAATCGGTGTTGACCCGGCATATTCAGGCGTTGATGACGCGGTGATATACCTGCGGCAGGGGCTACACAGTAAGGTGCTGTGGACTGGCAACAAGACTACCGACGATCTGATTATGGCGAAGCGTATCGCTGACTTTGAAGACCAGTATCAGGCTGACGCGGTGTTCATCGACTTCGGTTACGGAACCGGTCTGAAGTCAATCGGTGACGGATGGGGTCGTACATGGCAACTTGTTCCGTTCGGTGGCGCGTCTACTGACCCGCAGATGCTCAACAAGCGTGGGGAGATGTTCAATTCATGCAAGACATGGCTGAGGCTGGGCGGCATGCTGGATGACCAGGAAACAGCGGACGACCTGTCGGCAGCAGAGTACAAAGTTCGAGTGGACGGTAAAATCGTTATCGAACCGAAGGAAGATATCAAAGAGCGACTTGGGCGTTCTCCTGGTAAAGGCGATGCGCTACTGCTGACGTTTGCGTTCCCTGTGTCGAAGCGTCTGCGAATTCCCGGTCAGCAGAACCAGCAAGGCAAGGCCATCACAGATTACGATCCCTATGCTTAATCCGCTGGTGGGGATAATGTCGTTGATATCCTCTGGTGAGGATAAAACAAAGCCAGCTCATAGGCTGGCTGTTTGTGACATGTCACGGTGTTATTTCGGTAGATTGTGTTTGGCATTCGACTCGTCTATCACGTAACGCATTGCAGTTCGACCGAGATTACCAGGATCTTCATGCAGACTCACTCGTGCCTTTAGGAGCACACATTCAGCCTTGACATAGTTTGCTGGAATTATTCCTACCTCGGCATTTTTAAATGCCTCCTTCACCGCCTCACCGTTGTACTGACCGCCAAGCAACTCTGTACATGTCAGGTTGTTATGGATAATTGCAAGGAGATCTTTAATCTCTTCACGCAGGTTTACAATCGCCATCGCGGCATTGATAGCTGCGGCATAGCGCTCAGCTGCAGTCTTCTCTTTCATGATTTTCACCTTAAAAAAATGCCCGGACGAACCGGGAGAACTGGAAGCAATGAGTTATGCCTTCCGTGGCTGTACTGGTTTACAGCATGAAGTCATCGCAATGGCGTCCTGCTGTAAAAATGGCGGTGATAGTCCTTCAAGGGAAACCATCACCGCCAAGCACCTGGAACTTCTGGCATCACGGTCCTTAGGCGTGATTCTGGCGTGGCATGCAGGATTCGAACCTGCGACCAACCGCTTAGAAGGCGGTTGCTCTGTCCAACTGAGCTAATGCCACAACGCTGAGAGCACTTAGCCTGTTAAGTGCGCCACACTTTGTCGCGGCTCCATAAATGCTCTCATCGTTGTACCCTCGTCTCTTCCGAGGCGTCACACCGAATCGCCGGGATGGTGAATCCCCGTGCGCGGAATAAAACCGCTCGACTTGCACATTCCGGCTACCTGGTTCGTTTGCCCGAGCAAGGGAGGGTGCCCCTTAAACGTATCCAGACCGCTATCGGCGCATGTGCCATACGCCGTACTGCTCAAAATAAAAGCTCACTCCACCTGTTCAATTTAACGACAAGCCAGTCAGGTTAGTAACCGGAATGAACTCTTTGGTTACCTGAAAGGTAATAATTTGTGCGTTAAATGTCAACTATCTACGATAAATAAATCATATGTGGTTAAATTGGTAATAATTTAATTGCGTACGGAGTCATTGATATGTGCATGGGTAGCTCACCGTCAGTGCCTGCAACACCAGAAGTTCAGGCAGCACCACAGGAGCAGGATGCCGCCGTTGTTGATGCCCGCGACGAAGAAACTCGTCGCCGTCGCGCTGCTGCTGGTCGTAGTTCTACGCTGCTTACCGGTTCTCAGGGCGACACATCAACCGCTAATACCAGCGGTAAAACGCTGCTTGGTCAGTAACCGGAGTCATTGAAATGGCGGAAACAACTAAAGAGCGATTGAACAAACAGTTCGCACAACTTGAAAGCGAGCGTCAGTCGTTCGAGCCGCACTGGCGCGAGTTGAGTGATTACATCAACCCGCGTGGTTCCCGCTTTCTGACTTCAGAGGTCAACCGTAACGATCGACGCAATACACGCATTATTGATTCGACCGGGACTATGGCGGCGCGCACTCTCGCCAGCGGCATGATGTCAGGCATCACAAGCCCCGCGCGTCCGTGGTTTCGCCTGGCTACGCCAGATCCTGAAATGATGGATTATGGCCCTGTTAAGTTGTGGCTTGAGGCGGTGCAGAACCGCATGAACGATATGTTCAATAAGTCGAATCTCTATCAGTCTCTGCCGCAGTTATACGGAAGCCTCGGCACATACAGCACTGGTGCAATGGCAGTGCTGGAGGATGACGAGGACATCATTCGCACAATGCCATTCCCGATAGGCAGTTACTACCTGGCTAACTCACCTCGTGGCAGTGTGGACACCTGTTTTCGCAAGTTCTCTATGACTGTTCGTCAGCTTGTTCAGGAGTTCGGGCTAAATAACGTCAGCGAATCCGTAAAAAGCATGTGGGAAAGCGGCACCTACGAGAAGTGGATTGAAGTGATGCATTCGGTTTACCCGAACATTGACCGCGATACATCGAAGCTGGATAGCAAGAACAAGCCATTCAAATCGGTTTATTACGAGGTTGGTGGCGATAACGACAAGTTGTTGCGTGAGTCCGGATTCGATGAGTTTCCAATTATGGCTCCGCGCTGGGAAGTTAACGGCGAAGATGTTTATGGATCATCATGCCCGGGTATGCTGGCGCTTGGACCTGTTAAGGCACTGCAGCTTCTCCAGAAGCGCAAGTCGCAGTTGATTGATAAAGCCACCAATCCGCCGATGGTTGCTCCGACTTCCCTCAAGAATCAGCGCGCCTCCCTTCTTCCTGGCGACATCACGTATATCGATCAGATTACTGGTCAGGATGGTTTCAGGCCTGCTTATCTGGTTAACCCCAGTACAGCAGATCTGGTAGCAGACATTCAGGACACCCGCCAAATCATTAACAGCGCCTACTTTGTCGATCTGTTCATGATGTTGCAGAACATCAATACCCGCTCGATGCCTGTTGAAGCGGTGATCGAAATGAAAGAAGAAAAACTTCTGATGTTGGGGCCGGTTCTGGAGCGTCTGAACGACGAATGTCTTAATCCTCTCATTGACCGCGCTTTCTCGATGATGGTGCGTAAAAACATGCTGCCGCCACCGCCTGACGCGATGGAAGGTATGCCCCTGAAGGTCGAATACATTTCTGTCATGGCTCAGGCGCAGAAGTCTATCGGCCTGTCCAGTCTGGCGTCCACGGTTAACTTCATTGGTCAACTTGCGCAAGCGAAACCAGAAGCTCTCGACAAACTCAACGTTGATCAGGCGATCGATGCATTCGCTGATATGTCCGGAGTGTCTCCAACCGTCATTGTTCCGCAGGAACAGGTTGAGCAGGCTCGCCAGCAACGGGCACAGCAACAACAGCAACAACAAATGATGGCGATGGGGATGGCGGCGGCACAGGGTGCCAAGACGCTAAGCGAAGCTAAAACTTCGGATCCGAGTGTTTTGTCAGCTATGGCGAATGCAGTTAGTGGTCAGGGTGGGCAATCACAATGACAGATTACGAAGATGATCAACTGAAAGAAGAAAACGCCCGTAAGCAACGTGACATGGCACAGCGTGAAATTGATGACATTCGCTTTGTCATGAGCAGTGAACAGGGGCGTCGCGTTGTCTGGTCTGTGCTGGAGAAAGGCCGGGTGTTTTCCGCTATCTCACCGATGGACGCTATGGCAATGGCATTTAATGAGGGGCAACGCAATCTGGCGCTGGAACTGTTTCAGCGCGTTATGGCGCATTGCCCTGAACAGTATTTGAAGATGGCCAAAGAGGCCAGTGAACAGGAGTGATCATGAATTTATTTGAGCGTTTGCTGTATCGCCGTCTTTGCAATGAGCAACCAGTCGATGGTGGAGCAGCTCCGGCTGCGTCAGAACCGTCAGCGCCTGCAGGTGATAACCCTGCTCCAGTTGTTGATCCATCACAACAGGAAGGCGATAAGCCACAACCTGTTGCTGATGGCGATAAACCTGCTGATGACAAAAAGCCTGAAAACGATAAGCAGGATGAAAAAAAGGGCGGCGATAAACCAGAGGGTGCGCCTGAGAAGTACGAGTTTCAGGCTGCCGAAGGCGTAGAGCTTGATACAGAAGCGTTGAAGGAATTCGAGCCGGTGGCGCGAGAACTTAACCTGACCAACGAGCAAGCGCAAAAGCTGGTTGATGCTTATCCGAAGATTCTGGCAGGTGTTCAGCAGCGCCAGGCAGAAGCCTGGCAGAAAACAACCGAGCAGTGGGCTGCGGATGTAAAAGCTGACAAAGAAATCGGTGGCGACAAGTTGATTTCTAACCTTAGCGTCGCACAGCGTGCGCTTGATCAGTTCGGGACACCTGAACTCAAAGAATATCTGAACACCACCGGGCTGGGTAATCACCCTGATCTGGTCAAAACGTTCGTGAAAATCGGAAAGGCGATGTCTGAAGATGGCATGGTCACCGGTGGTAATGAAGGCCAGCGTAGTGCGGCCGAAGTGCTCTATGGCAAATAAGAGAGGAAATGACAATGGCTGTTAAAGGCTTAACTGCGCTAACGCTGGCTGACTGGGGTAAGCGCGTCGATCCAAACGGGAAAGTCGATAAGATTATCGAGCTTCTCGGTCAAACTAACCCGATCCTTCAGGATATGCCTTTTGTCGAAGGGAACCTTCCTACCGGACACCGAACCACCATTCGTTCTGGTTTACCTTCAGCTACCTGGCGTTTGCTGAACTATGGCGTACAGCCAAGCAAATCAACCACAGTGCAGGTAACCGATTCCGTTGGCATGCTGGAAACCTATGCTGAAGTCGATAAGTCACTGGCTGATCTGAACGGCAATACCGCCGAATTCCGCCTGTCTGAAGACCGCGCATTTATTGAAGCGATGAATCAGCAGATGGCGCAGACGCTGTTTTATGGTGATTCCAGCGTTAACCCTCAGCAGTTTATGGGACTGTCCTCCCGCTATTCCAGCCTGTCTGCGGGTAATGCTCAGAACATCATTGATGCTGGTGGCACGGGTACAGATAACACCTCCATCTGGTTAGTGGTGTGGGGCGAAAACACCGTGCATGGCATCTTCCCGAAAGGGCAGAAGGCTGGCATCCAGATGGAAGATAAAGGCCAGGTGACACTGGAAGATGCTAATGGCGGCAAGTACGAAGGCTATCGCACCCATTACAAATGGGACAACGGACTTGCTCTGCGTGACTGGCGTTATGTTGTTCGCATTGCAAACATCGATGTCAGCAATCTTTCAGAACCTTCCTCTGCCGCAAATATTGCGAAGTTGATGGTTAAAGCACTGCATCGCATTCCAAACCGTGGCATGGGCCGCCCGGTGTTCTACATGAACCGCACTGTAGGCCAGGCTCTTGATCTGCAGTCTCTGGAGAAAACATCTCTGGCTATCAGCGTAAAAGAGACTGAAGGCGAGTGGTGGACTTCATTCCGTGGTGTACCAATCCGTGAAACTGATGCGCTTCTGGAAACAGAAGCCCGCGTGGTGTAACGCCTGTTATTAACCTGTGGGTCGTAACAGACCCACTAATGGAGAAAGAAGATGATCACCGACAAACTGTTGATGTTCTCCGAAGCTCAGGCGGTTACGAATACCGCGGCTTCTACTGACGTAATCGATCTCGGTCCAATTGATGGAAACCGTCGCGATATCGGCGTGGGTTATCCGCTTGAGTTTTGGGTGCTGGTTAACGAAGCCGCCACGGCAAGTGGTGAGGCAACTGTAAACATCCAGTTGCAGACGAGTGAGAATAACAGCTCATGGTCCACTATTTATGATAGTGGCGCACTGGCAAAGGCCACCCTGACAGCAGGTAAGCGAGTTGTTTCTGCAAAGGTGCCTGCTGGTGTTCAGCGATATCTGCGTGTTAACTACTCCGTCGCAACTGGCCCACTAACGGCCGGCAAATTCACTGCTGGTATCAGTCTTGATGTTGATGCCAATACGCCGTATCCGATCCGCTCAAAAGTAACTGGTTAAGGTGATATTGATGTCAGGTGAGAAACCAAGATACCGCGTTCTGCGCCTCTCTCATATCCATAACACTCTGTGGCCGGAGGGGGTAGAAATCGAATACGAAGGTGAGCCTGGTAGCGCACTGGAACCTGTTAACGATGCAGCCAGACAGGCAAAAGCAAAGGTAGCAGGAAAGGTGTCAATGGCAGCAACCAGCACCAAAATCATCAACGATATGTCAGATGATGGTGAACTGGATAAGCTCCGTGAAGAGTACGAATTGCTCTTTAACGAGAAGCCACACCATAACGCCAAAGCCGAAACGCTCCGCGAGAAGATCGCAGATAAGCGTAAAGAACTGGGCGTGTAAGCCTCGCGGATCAGACAAGGGGCTTCGGCCCCTTTATTGCAGGAGTGTATATGGAACTCGTAAACCTCAAAACCGGCACTGACAGCTACCAGGATGAGAGCGGAGAAACCAGAACTCGCGATGAATACCCGTGGGGGCTGTGCATCACTCTTAATAACGACACATTGAATAAGCTGAAGGCGCAACCTCAGGGCGTCGGAACAGAAGTGATGATAACTGCAAAGGCTGTTATTCGAGGCCTGTCTGCCAGAGAAACTAACGATGGCGTTAATCGCAGCGCCGATCTGCAGATCACTGATATGGCGATCGCTCCTGTTTCCGGGGATGTAGAAAAATCAGCGGCTGAAACTCTGTACGGTAACGGAGGTGAGTGATGGCCTCTGTAGTAGAGATCTGTAATCGTGCGCTGTCCAATATTGGCAACAGCCGCAGCATTAACAGCCTGACGGAAGCCAGCAAGGAAGCGGGGGAATGTTCGCTGCACTTTGAGGCCTGTCGTGATGCTGTGCTTTCTGATTTTGACTGGAACTTTGCTACCAAACGCGTGGCGCTTGCAGATACGAGCAATCCACCGCCTGACTGGGAATATGCGTACCAGTACCCGTCAGATTGTCTGCGCATTACTGAAATTATGCTTCCTGGTGTACGCAATCCAACAGCAGCAATGCGCGTTCAGTACGAAGTTGGTGCAGACACCAACGGAACAGGAAAGTTGATCTACACAGACCAGCCTCAGGCATGGCTCAAGTATGTCTCTCGCGTTACAGATGTGAACATGTTTGATGCCATTTTTATGGAGGCGTTGGCCTGGCGTCTTGCGGCAGCTATTAACATGGCGCTGACTGGGAATGCAGACCTCGGTACGTTTGCCCTCAATATGTACAATCGCGTGATTCTTAGTGCTGGCTCGCATAGCCAGAATGAATCACAGGAACCACAGCCTCCGGTTGACGAGTTTACCATTGCGAGGTTGTCCTGATGGCTATCAGTTGGATCCAACCCAGCTTTGCCGGTGGTGAGATTGGACCGTCGTTGTACGGGCGTATTGACATGGCGAAGTACCAGGTGGCATTGCGCAAGTGCGATAACTTTATCGTGCGGCAGTATGGCGGCGTTGAGAATCGACCTGGTACGCGTTTTGTCGGTGCCGCCAAATACCCAAATCGGAAATGCCGCCTGATCCCGTTCCAGTTCTCGACGGTTCAGACCTATGCTCTGGAGTTCGGACACCAGTACATGCGCGTTATCAAAGATGGTGCGTTGGTGCTGAACAGTAGCAATGTTATTTATGAAATTGCCACGCCATATACTGAAGCCGATCTGTTCCGAATTAAATTCACGCAAAGCGCCGACGTGCTTACGCTGGTTCACCCGGCATACCCGCCGAAAGAGTTGCGCCGATATGCTCATGACAACTGGCAACTGGTTGATGTGATAACGAAGAACGGGCCATTTGAAGATATCAATATTGACGAGTCAGTGACGGTTTATGCCAGCGCCAGCACCGGGACAATTACGTTAACGGCAAGCGCCTCTATTTTTGGCGCGGAGCAGGTAGGCAAATTGTTCTATCTGGAACAGCCAGCAGTGGATTCAGTGCCGGTATGGGAAACCAGTAAGAGTACGTCGATTGGCGATATTCGCCGTGCAGACAGTAACTACTATCGCGCCGTTACAGCAGGCAAAACAGGCACTTTGCGCCCTTCGCATACAGAAGGCACATCATGGGATGGCTGGGGTGGATCGGGTGATGATGATACTGGCATTGAGTGGGAGTATCTGCACAGTGGTTTTGGCATTGCCCGTATAACTGCTGTAAATGGCACTACTGCAACTGCTGAGGTGATTTCCTATATCCCTTCGCAGGTCGTTGGCGAGGATAATGCCAGCTATAAATGGGCTAAATATGCCTGGAACAGTGTTAATGGTTATCCTGGCACTGTTGTTTATTATCAACAACGTCTTTACTTCGCCGCATCGACTGCGTTCCCTCAGACTATCTGGGCCAGCCGTACTGGGGATTATAAGGATTTTGGCAAAAGCAATCCTACGCAGGATGACGACAGAATTATCTACACCTATGCCGGGCGTCAGGTTAATGAGATCCGCCACCTGATTGATGTCGGTTCGCTGGTGGCACTGACTTCCGGAGGTGAGTACGTCATCACCGGTGACCAGAACAAAGTGTTAACCCCATCATCATTTGCATTCAGCTCTCAGGGATCAAATGGCTCAAGCAACGTCCCACCAATTGCTGTGGCGAATATTGCTCTGTTCGTCCAGGAGAAAGGCAGTGTTGTCCGTGATCTGGCCTACTCATTCGATGTTGATGGCTATCAGGGGAACGACCTGACCATCCTTGCCAATCATCTTTTTCAGAAGCACAGCATTGTTGACTGGTGCTTCTCGATTGTCCCTTACTCCAGCGCCTTCTGCATTCGTGATGACGGTAAATTACTGGTGATGACCTATTTGCGTGATCAACAGGTTTTTGCATGGGCACCACAGTCCAGTACCGGAAAATATGAAAGCACGTGCAGTATCAGCGAAGGCAATGAAGATGCGGTGTATTTCGTCGTTAACCGAACCGTTAACGGGCAAATAGTGAGATACATCGAGAGACTGTCCAGCCGTTTATTTACCAGCGATGAAGATGCTTTCTTTGTTGATTCTGGCCTTAGCTATGATGGAAGAAATACGTCTGACAGAACGATGACCATCACTGGTGGTTCTGGTGAATGGGATTACCGTGCGGAATATACAATCAGTGTTTCTGGTGGTGCGTACTTCACCAGTAGTGATGTCGGTGCGCAACTACAGTTCCCTTATACCGGAACTGATCCTGATACTGGCGCAAAAGAATTACGTTGCGACATTATTTCTGTAACCAGCAACACCGCTGTAGTGGTTCGTGCTAACAGGAACGTCCCGCCATCCCTCAGGAATGTGGCCACCACGAACTGGCAGATGGCGCGCCGGACATTTGGAGGCCTGTCTCATCTTGAAGGGCAGACCGTAAACATTCTCTCTGATGCGAACGTGGAACCACAGAAAGTGGTTTCCGGAGGTGCCGTCACGCTGGAATCTCCGGGGGCTGTAGTGCACATCGGCCTGCCAATAACTGCCGAATTCGAAACACTGGATATCAACATTAACGGACAGGAAACGCTGCTGGACAAAAAACAGGTGATCCCGTCAGTTACTCTGGTTGTGAATGCCAGTCGCGGCATCTGGGCGACTACGCCCAGCGGTAAATGGTACGAATATCCACAGCGTGAATTCGAGTTCTACGATGATCCTGTTGATGACGCTACCGGAAAAGTAGAAGTGAAACTGGACAGTAACTGGGGCAAAAACGGACGTGTAAAAATCCGTCAGCTTGACCCGTTGCCGCTGTCTGTTCTTGCCGTTATTCCTCGCCTTACTGTTGGGGGATTCTGATGATCGATGTTCGAATTATTCCCGCTACCGAAGAGCATCTTCAGATGATTTTGCCGGATGTTCGTCAGGCTGATATTGACGAACTGTATGCGGTATCACTGATGACTACCGAAGATGCGCTGCGTGTTGGTCTGCGTACTGCGACTATGGCCTGGTCAGGATTTGCGAACGGAGAACTGGTAACCATGTTTGGCGTATCTCCGGCGTCAATGATCGGTGGCAATGGTACGCCCTGGCTGGTCGGAACCAGCCGTATTGAAAAATATCAGAAGACATTTCTGCGCCACTGCCGCCCTGTATTGCAGCAGATGCTGGCAGTTTATCCGCACCTGGAAAACTACGTCGACGAGCGAAACCATGTTGCCAAAGCATGGCTGCACTGGCTTGGATTCAGGCTTGAAGAAGCCGCGCCTTATGGTGCTCTTGGTCTTAATTTCCACAGATTTCACATGGAGAGAAAATAATGTGTAACCCAGCCATCGCTTTGGTTGCCGTCACAGTGGCATCCACAGCCGCGTCAATGTACAGCCAGAGCAAGCAGGCAAAATACCAGTCAGCCATAGCTGATCGGAATGCTGAAATTGCTGAAGCTCAGGCACAGGATTCAATCAATCGTGGGAATATTGAAGCGGATCAGCGTCGTCGTGAAATGCGTCAACGCTCAGGAACTGCGGCGGCCACTATGGGGGCTACCGGTGCGGAATTAAGTAGCGGAACAGCTCTTGACGTTTTTGCGGATAATGCTCAGTTCGGCACTCTTGATGCGTTAACGACAGTGAATAATGCTCAGCGTGAGGCATATGGGTATCAGGTTCAGGGAATGAATGCTCAGGCACAGGGGGCTGCTGCTCAGTCGGCTGCTAAATCATCGATGACCAGCACTTTGTTAACGGCACCACTAAAAGCATACGGTGCATACCAGATGGGCGGAGGAACGTGGAGCCCATTCTCTCAGAAGGCTGCGCCGATTTCTGCTGCTGTTGGCACTCCAACCGGTCGATAAGGGGATAATAAGATGCCAGTTGTACCAACAACATCGGGCCGTCAGGTTCAGAGCAGAGGGATTTCGACGCAGGGATTCTCATCGTTTCAGACACCAAATGTCGGTGATGTACTTGGCGATGTTGCAGAGCAATATGCAGGTATTATTGCGCAGGCAAAACAGCGTGCGAATGTTGCTATGGCTCAGGATGCTTCTCTTAGCTTAAGCCAGATAAGCAGCGATCTGCTGAATAACCCTGAAACAGGTTTGCTTAACCTGAAAGGGAAAAATGCTATTGGAAAAGGTCAGGAGTATACGCAGCAGTTTGATGCCCAGGTCGAGCAACTGGCTATGTCGCTGCCGGATGAACAGGCTCGTAATGCTTTCATGCAGCAGGCGCAGCAGCAGCGCATTCAGTTCACTACGCAGGCCGGGCGGCACGAGATAGGGCAAATAAATGCCTACGAAGAAGGCCAGTTTCAGGCTACGCTGCTGAACAATGGTAAAAATGCCGCAGCATTGTATGGCGACAACGCCGCATACGTATTGGCTAATAAGCAAACTTTCCAGCAAATTGAGGATTACGGCATTGCGCATGGCTGGAGCGACGAGCAAATCCAGGCCAAGAAAATCGAGTTTAAAGAGAAGGTTGCTGATGCAGCATTGTCCCAGTGGTCGGCAAACAATGCGACCGCATTCATCCAAAGTAATGGCGAGTTAAGTGATACTGCTGCTGGAGCTCGCCGTGCTGTAGCAGATAGTGATTCTTCCGAGCGTGCCCGTGGCATACGCAACAATAACCCAGGAAATCTCGAATACAGCAAAACCAATCCGTGGGTAGGCCAGACCGGTGATGATGGTCGATTTGCTAAATTCGAAACACCTGAACACGGGATTCGTGCATTAGGGCGGAACCTGATGTCGTATCAGAGACAGGGTATTGATACCGTCAGCGAGATAATTAATCGCTGGGCACCGCCTACTGATAAAAATGACACTATGTCGTATATCAAAGCAGTGTGCGAACAACTTGGCGTTTCTGCTGATGAGCCTCTCGATGCATCTAATCCTGATACCCTGAAGGCGCTTTGTGCAGCCATTATCCATCATGAGAACGGTAGCCAGCCATACAGTGATCAGCAGTTAACTGCTGGTGTCAGTGCAGCACTTGGTTTATCAACAATTCCAACCAACACCAAACGCTATACCGGTAATGCAGCATTCGATGCGGCATCTCCTGAGGCGCAGGCAAGTTTTATGCGACAGGCGGATCAACTGCGTCGGCAGCAGCAGGCTGAATATAAAACGATGATTGACAGCCAAGTTCGCGATGCGACAGCTGCGTATATGCGTGGCGTTGAATTTCCTAACCCACCTGGTGAGGCTGATTTTATTGCAGCTTATGGAGTCAGAGAAGGAAACCTGCGATATACCGAGTTCAGAAATACGCAAATCGCCGGACAGTATATAGGCTCTTTCCGCAACATGCCGACAAGCAGCATTACAGCATATGTTGAGCAATTACGCCCGGATACTGGTGAGACAGGGGAGGGTTATGCGGCACGAGCCGCTCTTTATGACAACGTTGTGTCGGCTGCAAGTCAGGTGATAAAGCAGAGACAGGCTGATCCTGTACAGTTCTCTCTTGCCGCCGGACAGGCAAAGCCTATCGACATGAGCAATAAGGATAACTTTGGACAGAGCGTTGCCTTGCGTGCTGCTCAGGTCAGTGACCTTGCTAAGTCATATGGCACTCCACTGACGTTCTTTTCCAAAGACGAGGCCAATCAGATCGGTGTTTTCTTTCGTGATGCTCCAGTTTCCCAACAGGCAGCATATCTCGATACCATCAGGCAGAGCACTGGTGGTGGGCAGGTGTATATGTCAGCACTACAGCAGATCAGTGCCAACGCTCCATCTGCTGCCGTTGCCGGGATACTGATGGACAAGCCTGGTGGTATTTTGGCAGAAAAAAACTGGTTTAATCCGGATGTTTCCGTGTCTCCTGAAACCGCTGCGCAGACAATTCTTGCTGGCGCGGCGGCTCGTAAAGGTACTGATGATGCGAAAGGTATTCCGATGCCTAAAGATGCTGATCTTCGCCTTGAGTTTTCTGACATGGTGAAGGATGCATTTGCTGGT